CAATGAGTTCATCACCAGCAACATTAACTGTTCCTGTACGTTATAAATCTTCTTTAGGTGTTGTATCTCAAGGCGCAACAGCAATTTTGCAATTTGTATTTGTTGATCAAGGTGCAACAGGAAGTGCAGGCGCTGATGGTAACCAAGCGGCTAACCCTACTCTTTATCAATGGGCCACCACAACCCCGTCCAATCCTAGTGGCACATCAACCTACACTTGGGCAACAGGCGTTAACGCAAGTTATTCAGGCGGTGGTGGTTGGACAACAACTATTCCTGCTAATCCTAATACTGCGGGAATTCAACTTTGGACAGCCATTAAACCTACCGTGGTGGCGGCTGGAACGACTACTTCAACAATCAGTTGGACAAGTGGTTTTACTATATCTTCTGTGACTGCTAACGGTGCTAATGGCGCTAATGGCACTAATGGAACTAACGGAACAAATGGCCTTCAGACTGCAAGACCTGTAGTTTATTTGTGGGCAGCTACATTGCCTTCTAGCCCAACAGGGACTACAACTTATACATGGTCAACCAGTAGTTACGCTGCGCCATCGGGTTGGAGTACATCAATTACAAGTTCTCCAAGTGCAGGTTTTACACTTTGGGCGGCTACGGTCAATATTTCTGATACAGCTACGGCTACCACCACCACAATCAATTGGGGCTTGTCTAGCATCATTGCTTCGGGTTACGCGGGTACTAATGGCGCTACTGGTGCTACAGGCCCAACAGGACCGACAGGCGGTACTGGCTCTACTGGAAATCAAGGTGCATCTGCTCGAATCTGCTATACCAAAACAACTTTGAGTTCTTTGGACACAACACCGACGACCATCACAACATCAGGAAGTGCATCATTTCCTTCAAATAATTCTTGGGGAGCAGGAACTGTTTGGGTTGCACAGCCACCAACAATTACTGCGGGTGAATCTGTTTATCAGTCAGACGGTATCTATGATCCTGTAACGGGGAACACGGTCTGGAATGTCCCTTATCTTTCCGCATTGAAAGTTGGTAGCCTGTCTGCAATTACTGCTAACACCGGAAACCTGACTGTTTCTGGAACGATTCAATCTAACACGGGTGCAATTAGTGGCACAACAATGACGGGTTCAGGCGCGGTCATTTACTCGTCTGGCAACTTCGCGGTCGGTAACTCAACCAATAACATTACCTATGACGGTTCAGCAATCACACTCAATGGAACAGTAGTTTTCCCATCAAACATTAATTCAAACAACTTGACGTTAAAAGACGGTTCAGGCAATGTGATTTTGGGTAACGGCACTCCGCTAAACTTTGCCAATATTACTCCTGCGTCTGGATGGCTAAACACCAATATCACAATCTCTGCGGGTGCTATTTCTGGCATTGGTACAGGTAATGGAACTGCTGTTGCTAATAGCTCAATATCAATAAATTCAAATGGTACTTTGTCAGGCGCTGGTAGTGGTGCTGTAACGCCTGCGGGAATTAATGCAGTCAATGTAGATCTATCAAATGCACCAGCGGGAATTTTAAATAGTAGCGTGACACTTGGAACTTTGGGTGCAGGTGGATTTGCTTATTTAAGTCAAATTACTTCTGCAAATGTTTCAACCTATATTGCAGGTGCAGCTATTGGGACTGCACAAGTTGGCGTTCTCACAGCAGGAAATATTGGCGCAAACACAATTGATGCGTCTAAGATTGCTGCCAACACAATTACTGCTGGACAGATTGCTGCTAGTACCATCACAGCAACACAGATTGCCACAAACACAATTACTGCTGACAGAATGTCGGTGTCTACCCTATCGGCAATCACAGCCAATTTAGGAACGATTACAGCAGGTTCAATAAGCGGCTCATCTTTGAGCGTAGGGTCAAGCCCTGCGGTGTCTGGCACTACGATGACAGGTGCAGGTGCAAAAATTAATACCGATGGCACATTTGCATTGGGCAATTCCACAACAAACATTTCCTACAACGGCACTCAAATGTCGTTGAATGGCAATGTGGTTGCCACTGGAAACATTAACACCAATGCTGTAACTTTAACTTCTAGTGCTTTTACATCTGCTAGTTTCTTAAATACAGCGGGAAGCACTTGGCAAGACGCACAAACATTGTCTATTACAACTAGTGGAAGCCAAGTTTATATTGCTTCATCAGGTAGCCCAGTTTCAGGAACTTTTATAGATGGAGATAACACGGGAAGTTTTAACCCGCAATTTAGATTGGTTAGGGATACAACTGTTTTAATGCAAGGTGGTTTAAATCCGTCAATGTCTTATAGTGAGACTCCATCAGCGGGAACTTACACATATCGCATACAAGTTTTTAGTCAAGCGCCTGCCGGTAGCATAAATGCTTACGCTGGCCTATCAAATCGTTCATTATTTGCAATCGAGACAAAACGATGATTTACACAATTTATTCTGAAACAACAGGGCAAATTCTTAGAGTTGTACAAACAAACGATATACAGGCACAACTTCAAGATGGCGAAACGTATATTCAAGGTTCTATTGATGATTCCGCTTTTTACATTGAAAATGGTGAGGCTGTAGAAATACCATCAAAGCCAGATCAATATTCTGTTTTTGATTTCACTACAAAGCAATGGGTTCAAGATGAAACTATGGCCATTTCTGATGTTTCATCTAAACGCCAAAGATTGCTTTATGCAAGCGATTGGACTCAATTACCTAATGGCCCTTTAACTACTGCACAACAAGCGGCTTGGGCAACCTATCGTCAAGAACTTCGGGATATTCCTAGTCAATCAGGTTATCCATTTAATGTTGTTTGGCCTGTTGCGCCAACTTAAATTTGACGATAGAATGTAAAAAAAGACACTACACCATTAGCCCGTGAGAATCACGGATGTTCTAACTAAGTTTAGGGAACGCTATGGCGATTTTCAACAAAAATACACTTGCTCAAGTGTCGGGCTTCGACAATCCAATTCTTGCTGGCGAATTGGTTTACAACCAGAATACTTATTGGAATTTAACATTTACAAATTCCAATACAAACCTGCCAATCAATCTTACTGGTGCGACCATTAATGCACAGATTGTTCGTAGGCAAGTCACAAACATCATTGATACCCGCAATGGCTTGACCTTTGACATTGCGGATTACAACCCGCCACCGACTGCTATTGCGCTAACCGTATCCAACATTGTTGCGGTAGCAGGTACTTGCACATTGGTGATTGACTCTACTACTTGGGGCTTGATTACTACTGATGCCCAACTAGAAATTAACGCAACAAACTGCGTGGGCTATTCAGGTCGGGTCAAGGTTTCATTCCCTGCTAGTGGTTCTACTCCTGCTGATGACCAAATTATCTTTTTGTTGTTTTTGGTTCGCTCTGATGGCATCGTGGTTGTATGACAAAGGGAATAATCGTATCCCCTGCCAACCGAGGGGTTCAGGTTGTTGTAACGGATGAAAACAACGTACAACTATTAATTGATAGCAACCGAGGCGTAAACCTTGAGGTTGTTCCACAGCCCCGCATTGATGTATTGGTTGACAAAGGTGTGGGTGGCCCTACAGGACCGCTTGGACCAACTGGACCTACAGGAGCAGCATCTAGTGTTCAAGGGCCTACAGGCGCTACAGGACCAACGGGCGCTACTGGACCTACAGGCGCGGCTTCAACTGTGCAAGGCCCAACAGGGCCTACAGGCTCGACTGGGCCAACAGGGGCGGCATCCACAGTTCAAGGCCCTACAGGTCCGACTGGCGCACAAGGCAATTCAATTACTGGCCCGACAGGGGCAACGGGTGCGCCATCCACAGTTGCAGGACCTACAGGGCCTACGGGAAATCAAGGGCCAATGGGATTTGTTGGAAATACAGGCCCTACAGGACCACAAGGCGTAACTGGCCCTAACGGACCTACTGGACCAACAGGCGCGGCATCTACTGTAGCAGGGCCAACAGGCGCAATAGGACCTACAGGCTATACAGGTAGCACAGGACCAACAGGACCAACAGGTGCAGGCTCTACAGTAGCAGGGCCTACAGGTCCAACAGGTGTTATTGGTCCAACTGGAACACAGGGAATTCAAGGCCCTACAGGGCCAACTGGCGCACAAGGCATTCAAGGTAATACTGGACCAACTGGTGCGGCATCAACTGTTGCAGGCCCAACTGGACCTACAGGCGCACAGGGTATCCAAGGAAATGCAGGGCCAACAGGTCCAACGGGTTCACAAGGCATTCAGGGTGTTACTGGACCTACAGGGCCTACAGGCTCTACGGGCAATACAGGCTCGATAGGTCCAACAGGTCCTACTGGTAGCACAGGCGCAGGAGGCGCATTAGGTTATTGGGGTTCTTTTTGGGATACAACAACACAAACTGCCGCGGCAACCAATACTGCTTATGCAATTAGTTTAAATAGTGCAGATACATCAAACAATGGTGTTTCTGTTACATCAGGTAGCCGTGTCACTTTTGCTTATGCGGGTGTTTATAGCCTTACATTTTCAATTCAGTTTACCAATTCAAGCAATAGCCTTGGTTCAACACAAATTTGGCTAAAGAAAAACGGCACAAATTTAACTGATACAAATTCACATTATGATGTCCCTGACAAACAAGGTAGTGCATATTCATCAGAAATTGTTACTGTCAATTTTGTTTTGGATTTAGCCGCTAATGACTACATTCAAGTATTTTGGCAAACAGCAAACACAAATGTTTTAATAGAAACATTGGCGGCAAGTGGAAATTATCCTAGAACGCCATCAATTATTTTCACTGCAACGCAAGTGATGTACACACAGGTTGGACCTACAGGCGCAAATGGCCCTACAGGCCCAACAGGTCCACAGGGTATTCAAGGGGTGGTTGGTCCAACTGGCCCTACAGGCCCTCAAGGTATTCAGGGCATCCAAGGTGTTGCTGGCCCAACTGGTCCAACAGGGGATGTTGGCCCTGCCGGTTCTATTGGGCCAACCGGTCCAACTGGTATGATAGGACCTACAGGAGCTATCGGTCCTACAGGTGCTACTGGAGCAACAGGATTAACCGGTCCGACAGGTCCCACAGGTGCTACAGGACTGACAGGTCTTACAGGTCCAACAGGACCGACTGGAGATACTGGAGCGATAGGTCCAACTGGTCCTACGGGTGCTACTGGGGTCGCTGGCCCAACTGGCCCAACGGGTGCAATGTATGGCAGTCGTGTCGTTTCTTATGCTGATGCAACAAGCATCACAATGAACGCTGACACAACCGACATGGCGACAATGGCTAACACGCAAGCTGCTGGAACCTTTACACTTAATGCTCCAACAGGAACATTGGCAAATGGTCAGAAGTTAATGTTCCGATTAACAAGCACAAACGTGCAGACTTTTAGTTGGAATAGTGTTTTCAGAGGATCAACCGATCTTACTTTGCCAACAGCATCTTCTGGATCAAGTAAAGAAGATTATTTGGGTTTCATTTACGATAGCACTTCTATCAAATGGGATTTAATTGCTAAAAACTTTGGATTCTAAACATGAAAATTGACTTTGAATTTGACACACCTCACGGCGTCTTCCGAGACGCCTTGCACCTGCCTGACGACCACGGCATGACTGATGAGCAAATTGATGCTATGAAACAGCAGCGTGTGGACAACTGGATCGCCATCGTAACTGCCCCACCAGCAGAAGTTGTTGAAGAAACTCCTCCAACTGAGGAGTAAAAATGGCTGATCGCTATTGGGTTGGTGGTACTGGTACTTGGAACACAAGCAGCACTACAAACTGGTCTGCTACCTCCGGCGGGGGTAGTGGTGCGTCTGTCCCGACCGTAGCGGATAGCGTATTCTTTGACCAAGCGGGAACATACACCGTCACCATGACGGGCGCTTTGGCCTGTCTGGACATCACGGTGTCAGCAGGGACGGTGACGTTTGCTACGGGAACATCGCCTACGTTGGACGTTCGCGGCTCGATGTCGCTGGTAGCGGGGACGGTGTGGAGCAGCACGGGGACGATTACGTTTAGCTCAACCACAACCGGTAGGACGGTAACCACTAACGGCACTTCAATTGCTGGGCAAGTGGTATTTAACGGAACTGGCGGAGCATGGACGCTTGGTAGCGCAATAACAGTAACTAATATTTTTGGTATTTCTGTAGTAGCTGGTACTTTTGATACTTCTTCAGCCAATAGCTATTCGGTTGTTGCTGGCGGCCTTGCCATGTCCGGCACTCTCAACAGAACAATTAATTTAAACGCATCGACTTTTACTATAACCGGTAATAGCTCAACGGTAATACTTGCCACTTCAACAACAAATTTAACATTTAATTCTGGGACGTCTCAATTTAATTTGACGGGCACTAGCGCTGGCATTTCAGTTGGCGGTCAGATATTTTATAACGTAGCATGGACAAGCAGTTCTACGGCAACATCAAGACCTATTGTTGGAATTAATACATTCAACAATTTTTCCGTTACGGCTCCCTCACTAGCCGGTATTGGGTTTGTCACCTTTGCCGCCCAACAAACCATCAACGGCACACTATCCACCACAGGCACAGCAGGTAATCGGCGCGTATTCTTTGCATCAGCCACTTACGGCATCTCTGTTGATCTAGTGGTTAATTCTGCTCCAAGCCTGACAGACGCAGACTTCCGTGGCCTGTACGTCCGTGGCACATCAGCCCCCATCAGCGGAACACGCATCGGCAATCGCGGTGAGTGTAGGGGGATCACGTTCAGTACGCCTAAGACGGTGTATTGGAATTTGGCTGGCGCACAAAATTGGAGTGGAAACGGTTGGGCAACAACTTCCACCGGGACGCCATCAACAAACAACTTCCCACTCCCCCAAGACACGGCTACGTTTACAAACGCAGGATCGGTGACGGGCACAATTTTCTTGGATACAGCTATTGCCTATGTCCCCAATGTAGATATGTCTGGCAGAACCAGCGCAATGCAGTTGGGAACGACTAACGCCACCACGGTCTATGGCAACTGGATTAACGGCTCTGGCGTTTCTTTTACCGGCGCTGGCATACAAACTTTCTCCGGCGGCATAACCCAGACCATCACCAGCTCAGGTAAAACATTTTCTTGCCCCATCACCATCGACACCTACGGCGGCACAGTACAGCTTGCTGATGCCTTGAACATTGGTATAAGCAACGGAATAACGGTAACAAATGGGGCATTTGATACGGCGGGATTTAATGTAACCGCAGGGTCAATATCTTCCAATAACAGCAACATCCGAACAATATCTTTGGGCGCAAGCACTGTTACGCTTGGTGCAACCGTAGGACTTAACTTTTTTACATCAACCAATTTAACGTTAAACGCCGGAACATCCCAAATCAATCTTACCAACAGCGCGGCAACTCAAATTTCAACGGGTTTTTCTTCGCCAATTGGCTTAACTTTTTATAACGTAGCTTTTACAAATGCAAACGCTGGAGTATTCCACGCTATTTCGGGCGTAAACACTTTTAACAATCTAACTTTTACTTCAGGCACATCCTCTAGTTTAGTAGGTTGTAATTTTTCTGCCAACCAAACAATTAACGGAACGCTAACTTGTGCTGGCGCATCCGCAGTCCGGCGCATCTTCTTGCTGTCCAGCATTATCGGCACTCCGCGCACCCTGACGGTCAACGCCATCTCTGCCACTGACTGCGACTTCCGCGACATTAACCTTGCTGGCGCAGCATCAGGCGCATCGCCTACACGCGCAGGTAACTGCGGAGGAAACACAGGCATTACGTTTCCCACACCAAAGACGGTGTATTGGAACTTGGCGGGGTCGGTTACATGGTCAGCAACAGGATGGTGTACGGCATCGGGCGGTACTCCTGACATCAATGAATTCCCATTGGCTCAAGATACTGCTGTGTTTGACAATGCGGGTTCTGCTGGTACTGTTCAAATTAATGCGGC